GAGGGCGGGATGATGAAGACCGAGCGCGTACCGATTGACTCCGTATCGCTCGATCCCGCGAATGTCCGCCGGCACGGCGAGCGGAACCTCGCGACGATCAAGGCGAGCCTATCGCGCTTCGGACAGCAGAAGCCGATCGTCGTCGACGCGGACGGCATCGTCCGCGCCGGCAACGGCACTTGGACGGCGGCGAAGGCGCTCGGGTGGAAGGAGATCACGGTCGTCCGCACGAATCTCAAGGGAGCGGAGGCGACGGCCTACGCGATCGCGGACAACAGGACCGGCGAACTGGCGGAATGGGACGACGACGCTCTCGCGCAGACACTCGCCGCGCTCCAGATCGAGGACGAGGAGCTAGCAAAGGCGACGGGCTTCATGCCGCAAGAGGTCGAGCGGGAAATTACGAACGCGATCGGAAAACAAGACGCTCCTTCCGAGTTCCCGTCCGCAGAGCGCGATGCGAACCATGCTTGTCCAAAGTGTGGATATACATGGAACTAGGCGTGTACAGAATCCCGACTATGTCAGAGATTGCGGCGACGAAGCCGAATGGTCTCCGATCGGCTTCGCTATTCGCCGGCTGTGGCGGATCGAGTCTCGGATATAAGATGGCCGGATTCCGAGTCGTCTTCGCCGTTGAATTCATAGAGGCGGCGAGATTGGTCTATCGCGAGAACTTTCCAGGAACGCCGATCATCGCAGACGACATAAGGACGGTCGATCCGATAGAGACAATCGAATCCATAGGAATCAAGGTTGGAGAGTTGGATGTCCTCGATGGATCGCCTCCGTGCGCATCGTTCTCGACCTCTGGAAAGCGCGAGAAGCTATGGGGCAAGGAAAAAGACTATAGCGGAACGACACAGAGGACAGATGACCTCGTCGGCGTCTATGTCGACTGGATCGAAAGAATCCAGCCGAAGGCATTCGTATTCGAGAATGTTGCAGGTATCGCGATCGGAAAAGCGTCTGGAGTTCTTCGCGACTTCATTGATAGGACGAGGTCTGCGGGATACATCGTCGATTCGCGTCTTGTCGACGCAAGTTTGCTCGGCATCCCGCAATCTCGTGGAAGAGTATTCACGGTCGGAATCCGCGCGGACGCTAGACGCTCTGACTTAGAGTTCCCGAAGCCGTATCCACGGCGCGTGTCGATTGCAGAAGCATTTGGAAATGCGGAAAGCGTCGAGCCAGTAGAGTCCGAAGCATGGTCGAAGGGATACGCGATCGAAGCAGAATGGCGGAAGTGTAAGGAGGGTGGCAAATCTACGCGATATTTCAATCTGTTGAGAGCACACCGTCGACTTCCATGCCCGACAATTACGGCTATGCACTCTCAGCGTGGCGCGGCGTCTGTCATGCACCCGACGCAATGCCGAAAGTTCTCCGTAGCGGAGCTGAAGCGTCTATGCTCTTTTCCAGACGACTTCGCTATGAGAGGTACATACAAAGACCAGGCGGAGCGATTCGGCCGTGCTGTACCGCCTCTCATAACATTTGAAATCGGTCGCGCGATAGCGCGCGCACTGAAAGGGAACCAGTATGTCTGATTCGCTATCGCATATCCCAACCGGAGCATGGAAGTTCGACGAGACGGTCGGAGAATGCTTCGACGACATGGTCGAGCGATCGGTTCCCCTCTACAGGGAGACGCTTGACCTGCTTGCCCGCATGGCGATCCCACACCTCGGATCAGGACGAAGCGGTACCATGGTCGACCTCGGGTGCTCGAACGGCAACGCCATCGACCGCATCCTCTCAGTCGCATCCGAAGATCCCAAGAATGGAAAGATCAGGGTGGTCGGCGTGGACCGAGAGCAGCACATGCTCGACCGATGCCGTGCCAGACACGGAGCGACCATCGAGCTCATCAAGCACGACTTGTCGGAACCGCTTCCGTACCGAATCCACGCGCTGAAGCCGGACTGCGTGTTCCTGCTGTGGACCGCCCAGTTCATCGCCCTTGAGCACAGGGCGCGCCTCTTCAGGGAGATCAGGGAGTCGATCAGCCCTTCTGGAGCGTTGTTCGTCGCCGAGAAGCTGAGAGGACAGACCTCGCGGTTCCAGAATGCGCTCGACAGGCAGTACAGGGACTTCAAGGTGCGCAACGGCGGGTATTCGCGCGAGGCCGTAGATGCTAAGGCGAAGTCGCTTGAGGGAGTACTGGTCTCCCTCTCCGCTCCAGAGCAGAAGCAGTTCATGCAGAACGAGGGATGGAGCGTAGAGGAGGTGACGCGCTACCTTGGCTTTGCCTCGTACTATTGCATTCCACGATGAACGGAGCATTGTAAGTTATGGCAAGACCTAAGGCCGACATCAAGCCGGAGCAGGTCGCCGCGCTCGCGCGCATCGGATGCACGCAGGAGGAGATCGCCGCCGTCCTGAAATGCACTCCGCGTACCCTGCGGAACCGCTTCAAGGAGGAGATCCGGAGCGGCATGGACGAGATGCGCGCGAGCATCCGCCGATGGCAGTACATGAAGGCGAAGGACGGCAATGTCGCCATGCTCATCTGGCTCGGCAAGCAGTACCTCGGACAGAAGGACAGGACCGAGGAGACGCACAAGGCCGAGGTCATCGAGATCGAGCGCATCGCGCCGAAGATGCTCGAGTGAAGCTCCGCGTACCGGCGATAGAGTCGGTCCTCCATGACTCGCAGCGCGAGGTGTACCGATCGCTTGCGAGGTTCTCCGTCCTCGAGATCGGAAGACGATGGGGGAAGACCACTTTCGGGGAGCAGGTCGCGCTCGACGACATCATCTCGGGTCGACCCGTCGCATGGTTCGCTCCCTCCTACAAGTACTTGGCCGACCCGTGGAGATGGTTCGAGCGGACGCTCGGGCGGGTCTGTTCGCGCGTCGACAAGGTAGAGCGTCGCATGGAGTTCAGGACCGGCGGGTCGCTCGACTTCTGGACGCTCGAGGACGGAGACTCCGGGCGCGGCCGCTCCTACTCGCGGATCATCGTCGACGAGGCGGGATTCGCCCCAGGCCTTCTCGCATGGTGGAGATCCGTCGCACGGGCGACCCTCGCGGATCGGAAGGGAGGAGCGATCTTCCTCGGCACTCCGAAGGGTACTGGGGACTTCCATCGACTCTTCCTCGAGGCGGAGGGAGACACGGCCGGCGAGTGGCGCGCGTTCCGACTCGGCAGCGCGGCGAACCCCCATCTCGATCCCGCCGAGATCGAGGCGGCCAGACGGTCGCTTCCCGCCGAGATATTCGCGCAGGAGTTCGAGGGCGTTCCCGCCGAGGACGGAGGGAACCCGTTCGGCCTCGACGCGATCAGGGACTGCATCGGACCGATGTCGTCCGCCGATCCCGAATGCTACGGAGTCGACCTCGCGAAGAGTTCGGACTTCACGGTCGCGGTGGGACTCGATCGAGACGGATGCGTATGCCGGATTGAGCGATGGCAGTCCCCGTGGTCGGTCACGCGCGAGCGGCTCGCGCGGATGATCGGGGACAAGATCGCGCAGATCGACTCGACGGGAGTCGGTGATCCGATCGTCGAGGATCTCCGCAAGGTCTGCCGGCGCGCCGAGGGATTCAAGTTCACCTCGCAGAGCAAGCAGCAGTTGATGGAGGGACTCCAGATCGCGATACAGACGCGGGAGATCCGCTATCCAGACGGATGGCTGCGGTCTGAATTGGAGTCCTTCGGATTCCGATACTCAGGTCGGAGCGTCTCCTACGAGGCGACCGTCGGTCACGACGACGGAGTGTGCGCGCTCGCGCTCGCCGTCCATGCGAGGAGATCGAGGAGGCCGCTGCTCCTGAAGGTTCTATGAATCCACTCCGACGAATCATCAAGGCGGCATTCGACTCGCGCAGGTACATCCGGTCGACGATGGCGATGCTGTCGGGAGGGACCGGAGCGCGCCGTCCCGACTTCGACTACAAGGCAGCCGTCAACTCGTACCGCTCCTGGGTGTACGCGGCGGCGAATCTGAACGCCGTAGCGGTCGCGTCCGTCCCGCTTCGCCTCTATGTGAGATCCGGTGGAGGCGCGAAGCTCTGGAGGACATCGAAGGTCGCGTCACGCTCGAAGGCGTATCTCTCCGGCTCTCTTGCGCAGCGTCCGTCCGCGCGAGTGATCCGCAAGGCTGCGGAGATGGGCGAGGGATTCGAGGTCGTCACCGACACGCATCCGATCCTCGAGCTTCTCTCGAAGGTCAATCCGTACCAGAACGGATACGATGCGACAGTCCTTCGCGTCCTCCACACGGAACTCACGGGCAACGCGTATCTCCATCCCGTCATCGACCGCGAACTCGGGATACCCGTCGAACTCTGGCCGATGTTCCCGCAATGGACGGAGATCGTCCCAGGCGACGCGGCGAGCGGAGAGTTCATCTCGGGATACCGCTACGGCGCGACCGAGCAGCAGAAGCAGGACTTCGCTCCCGACGAGGTGATCCACTTCCGCCGGCCGAACCCCGCTAACCTCTACTACGGGATCGGTAAGGCCGAGGCCGCGTGGGCCGCGATCATGTCGAACCTCGCCGTCCACGAGATGGATCTCGCGTTCTTCGAGAACAAGGGTCGTCCCGACTGGCTGCTGACGATCAAGAGCGACGCGTCGCCCGAGGAACTCGAGAGGCTCGAGGTCGAGATCGAGTCGAAGCTGAGGGGACGGAGCAGGACCGGACGCTTCCTTACGGCGACCGCCGATATCGACATCAAGCCTCTTTCGTTCCCGCCGAAGGATCTTGCGGGACGCGACGAGATCGTCGAGGAGATCGCCGCCGTGTTCGGCGTTCCCGTGTCGATGCTGAAGGCGAACGACCCGAACCTAGCGTCATCGACGACGGGATTCGCGCAATGGAAGGAGACGACCATCCTCCCCATCCTGCGGATGGACGAGGAGACGCTCAACCAGTCGCTCATCCCGCTGTTCGGCCTCGAGGGAGACGCGTTCCTCGCCTATGACAACCCAGTCGTCGAGGACGAGCGGTTCGCGCTCGAACTCAGGAGATCCGCCGTCGCCGGCGGATGGATGACCGTCAACGAGGCTCGTGTCGATCAGGGACTCGAGCGGTCGGACGATCCCGCAGCCGATCTCCTGCTATTCTCGAATCAGCCGCTCGGAGGACCGCCTCCCGCCGCTCCGATGCCTCTGCCGGCCTCGGAGGCTCCTCTGGCGGCGAAGGCCACGGACGAGGCCGCAGGGCGCACGGACGCGCCGAGACAGGACGCTCGCCTTCTCCTCGGAGCGATCGAGGAGAAGGACGCACTCTCCGACTGCGTATCCGAAAAGATCCCGAAGCTGATCTCCGAGGGATATCCGCAGGATCAGGCGGTCGCCATCGCCTACTCCATGTGCGCCGAGGGGAAGTCCTTCGAGGACGCGATCTCCGCGCTCGAGCGCGGCGAGGCCGTCCGCGAGAAGGCGATCTCCGACATCGACACCCGTCCGCCGCAGAGCGTCGCGGACAACGCGCGGCGCGCGCTCGAGGTCAGGGCGACGAAGCCGGAATCGCAGCGCGGGATGACGGCCGTCGGCATCGCGCGAGCGCGCGACCTCCAGAACAGGAAGCCGCTATCCGAGGACACGATCCGCCGGATGCTCGCGTACTTCGAGCGTCACCAGTCCGACAAGCAGGGCGAGACATGGGACGAGCAGGGAAAGGGATGGCAGGCTTGGAACGGATGGGGAGGTGACGACGGATGGTCGTGGGCGCGACGGAAGGTCGAGCAGTTCGACCGCGAGCGCGAGAAGCGGATCGAGCGCGGGAAGATCAGGAAGTCGTGCGGCTGCGGATGCAAGTCCCGCTCTGGCTCCACCGATGCCGCAACGGTGGAGTCGAAGGACTGCGGCACGGGAGCCGGAGGCTTTCAGCCGGGGAACACTTGCGGAGGAGGTGAAGGTGGAGAAGGAGATGATGTCGAATCGAAACCGGCTCGAGTAGTAGAAACAGATGCCGGACATAAGGTCGAAGAGTTCGAGACCGATGCTGAATCCGCGCTAGATGTCCTCGACGACGAAGCCGACAAGAAGTCCGATGTAGTCGTCGATTGGGACGGAGCAAAAGACAAGGTAAAGAACGATGCCATTGATGGAACATCGGCGCGAGAGTCGATGAAGAAATACGAAGGTGACCTTTATCGTGTATTCACGGATATGGCTCCAGACGCGCCAGAGGTGAATCAAGCGATGCTGTTCGCATCGAATCATGAACCGGAACGGCATGGAGGGATGTCGAACATTGAATACAATGAAAGAAGTCTTTCGACACCTAAACAAGCGGAACAAGATATCCGCAGAATGGTCGAAGAAGGAACATTTTTCTCTCAGGATGACGAAGACAATCTGAAGCCATCTGAGAAAGAAGAAAAGATTCAGATTGCGGAGGCGAATCGTAGAATAGAACTGATGGGTGAGCTGGATCGCGAAAGATCAGAGAGAGCAGAGTCAGCCCTGAAGTCGATCCGAAATGAACTGGAGACAAAGGTCGCAGATAGCAGACTAAAATGCTGCGTTCGTCTTCTGCGAGGGATACGGAATCTTGATCCTTCGCAACTGGATGAGATGATTCAAAGCGGTTTCGTATCGCATGAGGGTCTCAACTCATGGACGACAGATCGAAAGGTCGCCGATCTTTTCATGGGGGACGCTAGCCAAGGCGGAGTTCTTCTCGTGACCAAGTCTCCGAAGGTTGGATGGGTGAACATGATGGATTCGCGACAGGAAAAAGAAGTCGTTCGACCTCCCTCTTCCATGAAGATCTCGAAAGTGACACGAACCAAAGCCGGAACGATCATCGAGGTCGAGGAAGACGAGGACTACGATGGAAATAGATAAGTTCGTCGGAACATCTCAGACCGTGAAGCCCGGAAGATTCAAGAAGCCTGACCACCTTCTGAACCGATCAGAAAAAGAAAATGAGAAGTCATGCGGATGCGGATGCGGCGACCCGAAGGCGAACGCCGCGCCGGCGATCAAGCCGAGGAAGAGCGTCCGCGACGACGCGATCTCCCACAAGTCGCTCTGGACGGAATCCATCTCGATCAAGGCGAGCCGGCGCGACGCGCAGTCGGAGTTCGACGACATCACCGAGGACGAGCGCGAGATATCGCGCAAGGTCGACCGCGTGCTACAGGCCCAGATCCGCTCGGTGCTGAAGCAGTTGAACGCATCCGAGGCTCCGAGCGCGGAACTCACGGCGAAGGTGGAGCAGATCCTCAAGTCATCGAAATGGGACTCCGCGATCGCGGACGCGCTGCGTCCGTACTTACAGAGGTCGATCGCGCAGGGGATCTCCGTCGGAGGCGACACGGTGCGGAAGTTGGCGGACCTCGGTCCCGACTGGACTCCCGCGACGACGGAACTCGACCGATACGCCGAGAGTGAATCCGTCCGCCTCGCGACGGGAGCGGCTCGCTCGATCAACAGGTACACGGCGGTCCGTGTTGCCGACATCATGGGAACCGCGATCGGTGACGGACTCACGGTCGACGAGATCGCCGGGAAGGTCCGCGACTGGGCCGGCAAGGCAGGAGATCCAGAGCGGCAGACGCGGAGCCGATCCGTGATGATCGCGCGGACCGAGGCGCAGCGCGCCTCGAGGGCGGCCGAGGTCGAGGCCTGGAGGCAGACGGGACTCGTCAAGGGAAAGACATGGCTCCTCGCTCCCGACCCTTGCGAGTTCTGCGAGGCCGCAGCCGCGCAGTACTCGTCGAACCCCGTTCCGCTCGACGGCGCGTTCTTCCGCAAGGGATCGACGCTCGAGGGAGCCGACGGCAACGCCATGACGCTCGACTACGAGGATGTCCAGGGTCCGCCGCTGCATCCGAACTGCCGATGCTCAATGCAGCCGGTCCTCGACCCGATGTTCTCCGAGATCGAAGCGGACATCGAGCGGCAACTGAAGGAATCACTCGAGCAGGGCGGTGAAGCATGAGGAACCTGATGCGCAAGGCGTTGGCGGCCGAGATCAGTGGAACGGCGAGCGGATTCTCCGCCGTCATCACGGCCGAGACGATCGACCGAGACGGTGAGGTGTTGATACCCGCCGGCATGAACTCGAAGGAGTTCGACCGCAACCCTACGCTCTTCTGGAACCACGACTACGAGGAGCCGGTCGGCCGCGCGACTGGTCTGAAGCGTCGCGAGAAGGACATCGTTGGCGAGTTCGTCTTCGCGAAGCGTCCCGACGGATACTCGGGCGAGTTCTTCCCCGAGGTCGCCGCCGCGCTCGTCGGTCAGGGGATCGTGCGCGGTGTCTCGGTCGGATATGTGCCTGAGGAGGGAGGCACTCGGCGCGCGACGGACATCGACCGCAAGAAGTACGGGAGCGGTGTCCATACGATCTACTCGCGGTGGAAGCTCCTTGAGATCAGCCTCGCTCCGCTCCAGGCGAATCCGGACGCACTCATCACGGCCGTGCGCAAGAGCGTGCGTAGCGGAGCGATCTCCGAGGCCGCAGCCAAGAAGTGGTTCCGGATCGAGCCAGTCCGTCGGATCATCGTGACGGTCCCCGCGCTCTCATCCGAACCCGCGCGGAGGCCGATCGACATTCAAGCCGTCGTCCGTCGCGAGATCGACAGGTCGCGCGGCCGGCTCTGGGAGTGAACCCGGTTCTGCTACGGCGCGTGCCTGAAACGGAGCCTCGGGACGATCTTCCTCGGCCGACAGATACAGGAGCATGAGATGAAGACCATGGAAATGAACCGCTTCACCGAGGCACTCGAGCGTGCCGGCCGCGTGAAGGGCGAGCAGGGCGTGATCGCCCAGAAGAAGCTGATCCTCGACAACTACATGATCGTCGACGAGAACGGAGTCGCCGTCGATCCGGAGACGCTCGACATCACCATCGCGCCGGCTGCGGCCGCCCCGATGGAGGATTCCGCGAATCCCGCCGACCTCGAGCAGAAGATCGCGAAGAGCGTCCGCTCGGCGTTGTCGAACCGCTCGTTCCTCGAGCGTCCGATGTCGGTGACCGCCGAGCCGAAGGAATGGGACAAGGCGAAGGTGTACGGCCGTCTGAAGGCGTTCAAGTCGAAGGAGTCCGCGTACCGTTTCGGTGCGTTCTGCCTCGCCGCGATGGGCCACCAGAAGTCCGCCCAGTTCTGCAAGAACAACGGCATCCAGGTCAAGGCGCATTCGGAAGGCGTGAATACCGCCGGCGGATACCTCGTTCCCGACGAGTTCGAGAACGAGATCATCTCGCTTCGCGAGAACTACGGCGTCTTCCGCCGCAACGCGAAGGTCTACCCGATGTCGAGCGACACGCTCCGCATCCCGAAGCGTGCGAGCGGACTCACCGCGTACTTCGTCGGTGAGATCACCGCTGGCACGGAGTCGACTCAGACCTTCGACAATGTGAACCTCGTCGCGAAGAAGCTCATGTGCATCACGACCATCTCGAACGAACTTCTCGAGGACGCGATGGTGAACATCGGAGACGACATCGCGAACGAGATCGCATACCAGTTCTCCTACAAGGAGGACGATGCGGGCTTCAACGGCGACGGAACCTCGAGCTACGGAGGCATCGTCGGCCTGAAGGGCGCGCTCTCCGACGCGACCTACCAGGTAAGCGACGGCGCGCAGACGGCCTACAGCGGCGTGACCTTCGCGGAGATCACGGCCGGCCTCAAGAAGCTCCCGCAGTGGGCGTTCCAGAGGAACAATGTCAAGATCTTCTGCTCGAAGAACGCCTATCACGGCGTGTTCGAGCGGCTCTGTGTCAACACCGTCGGCACGACGACCGCGAACGCGAACGGGACCGAGGTCGCACGCGGATTCGGAAGCCCGACCTTCCTCGGCATCCCCGTCGAGTTCACGCAGGTCATTCCGGTCACGGAATCGGCCGGCGCGGTCTTCGCGTACATCGGTGATCTCTCCCAGGCGTGCTTCTTCGGTGACCGCCGTTCGACCTCGGTCGCGTTCTCCGATTCGGCACTCAATGCGTTCGAGCAGGACGAGCGTGTCGTCCGTGGAACCGAGCGGTTCGACATCGTTTGCGCGAATGTCGGCTCGTCGTCGGCCACCGGCGCGATGGTCAAGATGACGCTCTAATCGGAAAGGAACCAACACCATGAAGAGCAACAGCAAGATCGTCACCGGTGCTTTGTCAGCAACTAATGCTGGATCGGTGACCGCCCAGTTCGACTGCACGGGATACAACTTCGTGAAGATCGTTGCGTTCGGCAACACGACCCACCCTGCATCAACGCAGAACTGCACGATCGTCGAGTCGGAGACATCCGGCGGAACCACGACGAGCGCGATCACCCATGCGCAGATCACGCAGAACACGGCGGCGACGACGACATCCGGATCGAAGATGACATGGGCGATCCCCATGCAGGGTCGGAAGCCGTTCCTCACGGCGACTTTCACTTCTGCCGCAACCGGCCAACATTGGATCGTCGCCGAGATGTCCGATCCGTATGACACGCTCAACAGCCGAATCCAGTCGGCCGTCGGCTCGTCCTACGGAATCTGATCCTCCTCTCCCTCGCAGGGACGGGCGCGCGGTCCTCGGGCCGCGCGTCTTGTTTTTCCGTGCTAGCATTCCGCCCAAGGAGGAAGCATGCCACACACGGACGGGACAGACATGATGGAAGGCGCGCTACTAGTCGAGACTCTCGAAGGACTTCGTCTCGAGGATCACGCGGACGGCAGCATCCGCGCACTCGACATCGGGAACCTTCTCGAGAAGGTCGATCCGGACAAGGCGTGTCCGATGCTCGAGTATCTCGCCAGGAAGATCGCTCCGGAGGGAATGCTCCAGTTGACGGTGGCCGACTTCGACCAGATCGTCGGAGCCTACAAGTCGAGCAGGACCGATCCAGAGGCGATGCTCTTCCGCGACGGTCGCGTCTCGAGCCTCTGGAACCGAGCCAAACTCGGGGACGCGCTGAACCTCTGCGGATTCGAGATCGAGGGAGGACTCGAAGGACATTCGTGGGGAACGGACGGTCTGCGAATCGGTGTCAGGGCGCGCCGGCGGTCGGCTCCGATTCCGTCCGTTCCGATGACCGATGTCGAGGCCATCATGTCGATGCCGCGCATCGCGTGGACCGAGACGATGGCTATGTGCGTCGAGGTCTGCGCGAAGCTCGGTATGCACTTCACGAAGTCAACCGGCGTGTTCTGGGGGCAATGCCTCGAGCGTATGCTCGAGAGGGCGGAGGAGCGCGGGACGAAGTATGTCCTTACGATCGACTACGATTCGATCTTCGATCCGCGCGATGTCGTGCGCCTCTGGCAGATCATGGAGCAGAATCCCGATATCGCCGCACTCTGCCCGACGCAGATATCGCGGGAAAAGAACGCGGTACTCGTCTCGATCGAGGGAGTACAGACGATGGAGCGCGACGGTATCCCGATGATGCACATACCGACCGACCTCCTATGGCGGGAGGCGTTCCCGATCATCCACGGACACTTCGGCCTCACGATGATCCGGATGTCGGCCCTGAGGGACATTCCGCATCCGTGGTTCATCGGACATCCGAACGACGACGGAAGATGGCATGACGGGAAGACGGACGACGACATCCACTTCTGGAGACTCCTGCGGAAGCACGGCAAGAATGTGTGCATGACCCCGAAGGTGAAGATCGGTCACCTGCAACTCCTCATCACCTGGCCGACGGAGGATCTCGGCTGCCGTCACCAGTACCTGAAGGACTTCCATGCGGACGGGAGGCCCGACGGATGCCGGACCTACTGATCGTCCGAAAGCCGTTCGCGATCCATGATCCGTCGAGCGGACGGAGGGATCTCAGGCCCGGCACGATCGTCTCTCTCCCTTCGGAGTTCGCGGAGCAGTTCGTCCGGAGCGGACATCTCGAGCGCGTCGCGCCCGAGGCTCCGCTGTTCGCGCAGTCCACCGAAGCCGACCGCGAGCCGATCAAACGGAGGAGGAAGCGCGACGATGGCGACCGACAGCAATCCCCTCACGACGCTCGCGGTGATGAAGGCGTGGATCGGCGCGACGACGACGACCGACGACGCGCAGATCCAATGGGCGATCAACGCCGCGTCTAGGATCGTCCAGGCGTACTGCCGGCGGAACTTCACCGAGCAGCGGTACTACGAGATCAGGGACGGCAACGAGGCCGCGCGGATCGCGCTCTCGAACTATCCCGTCTCGGTCGTCCGTTTCGTCGGAGTCGGGTGGGATTCGGTGATGACCGTCTCATCGACCGTTTCGACGGACACGGCCGCGACCGTCTCGGTCGACTCGGATCACCTCCACCTCTACCGGGTGACATCGACGGGAGCGGCGACATCGACTACTGCGACATTCGGATCGCACGATGTCACCTCGGAACTCGTATCCCATGTCAACGGAGAGACTGGATTCTCCGCGAGCCTGATCCTCAATGTTCCGTCGGTCTATCTGCGGAAGCTCGGAGGACGGAGTCTCAGGAACGGTCCCGCCTATCTCGAGGCTCCAACGGATGCTCTCGAGGACTACCAGGTCGACCTCGACTCGGGGATCGTCTACGGCGAACTCCTGCGGGGACACCGTAGCCTCCTCGTCGACTATACGGCGGGATTCGCGACGATTCCGTCGGATGTCGAACAGGCGACCCTCCAGATCGCATCCCGTCTCTTCCGGCAGCGGAAGCGCGACACGGCGGTCGCGAGCGAATCGCTCGGAGGCTACTCCTATTCGCTTCGAGGGATCGCGGAAGTCGAGCAGTCCGAGCGGATGATGCTCGAGCCGTACAGGAGGAGACGGTGAGCATCGAATCACTCGTCTCCGAGTTCGGCACGACGCTCTACCTCTACCGCCCGACGGTCACGCGCTCGAGCGATGGTCGGATGCTGCGCACCTTCGCGCTCTCCTCGACCCTCACGGGATTCGTGCAGCCGAACGGACAGAGCGAGGACACGCGGAACGGACGGCAGAACTCGCGGACCGGATGCACGGTCTACTTCTCTGGGTCGCAGGACATCAGGATCGAGGACGAACTCTCGTCGACCTCGAGCGGAGCCGGCGACCGTTGGCGCGTGACTGGCGCATGGAATCCCGGCGAGGTCAATCGGCTCGGCGGTTCGCATAGGCTGAACATGACGGTCGTCGACGCGGTGGAGGTCGCTCCGCAGGTGTCTCCATGAGCGATCCGAAGGTCGAGATCCGTCTCGGAGCGATCCTCTCGGCCGTCGAATCCGCGACGGTCGAGGCGATGAATGCGACGCTCCTGATCCTCGGAAAGACCGTGCGGACGACCCTCTCGCAGCCCGGTACGGGGCGGATCTACAGGATCTCGCGCGGAAGGAAGGCAGGACGGAACCTCCGCGCGCAGGGACTCCACCGCGCGTCCGCTCCGCTCAGGCCGCCGGCCGTGAACACGAACCGCCTGCGGGCATCGTGGACCGTCTCGACGGTCCCGCCCGTCGGTGGGCGCGTATCGTCGAAGGACGGATTCGTCGCCTCGAGGAAGGACGGATCACGCATCGTCCTCTCCTACGGATCGCGCGTCCCCTACGCACGGATGCTCGAGACGGGAACGCGTCGAATGAAGAAGCGGCCATACCTCGCCGTCGCCGTCCCGCTCGTCCGATCCGCCGCACCGAGGATCTTCGAGAAGGTCTTCCAGAGACGCTTCGGTCCGGGAGCGATCCTATGAGCGCGAAGGCGATCCTCGACGCGGTGCAGGTGCGCCTCATGGCTACCTCGTTCACGAACGGGACTCGGTACGCGTTCGGACAGGTCGAGGCGGACACCGCGCTCCCGCTCTTCGTCTGGGATGTCGAGCGTGCCGACACGACGAGCCTCTTCGGAGGTGCGGAGCGGTTCGAGGTAGTCCTCGCGTTCACGATCCACCAGTCCCCGTCCGACGGGGTTTCGATGCACACGATCTCGGCCGAGATCAAGGCGGCCATGTCCTCCGATCTCGCGGCGACCGGATTCGACCGCGTGTCCGTCCAGAGGATCTCGAGCGGCACGCCGTCATACGATGACGACTCTTGGTCGATGACTGATCGGTACAGGGCCGTCGGCCACAGGACCAGTTAGGAGCGAATCAATGCCACAGACCTATCTCGTCGGGAACGATGGAGCGGTGACGATCTCGGTCGGAGGGACGACACACGACATCATCAAGGTGCAGACCTTCTCCCTCAACCTCTCCCGTCCATCGTTGAACCTGACGGGCTTCAACGACACGGGCGGCCGTCGCCGTCTCGGAATGCTCGATGCCACCGGAACGCTCAACGGAGTGGCGGGTGTCAATGTGACCGGCTCGACCAATACGAGTTCGAGCTTCTTCCATTCGACCTTCTCCGATGCCGCGACGAACACGACGAACTCGCCAGCGGAACTCACCCTCACGCTCTACGATGGAGCGAGCACCTCAGACGCGAAGCTCGTCGCGAAGACGGTCCTCTACAACTTCGCCTTCAACTCGAACAAGCAGGGCGACTCGACCGTCTCCTGCAACTTCGAGAATGCCGACGGCGTGGCTCCCGTCCTGACCTGGCTCGTATGAACCATCCGAATGCGGCGACGATCTTCCAACCCAACGGGGACGACTGGATCGTCACGATGGTCCTCGCGGATCGGACGATCCGCACCCGTCGCGTCACTCCCGGCTCGATCGGACGCGAGGAGGCGATCGCGTCCGCGCTGCGCGCCCAGAGGGTCTCGAGATCCGATCTCGTCGACCTCGCGGCGGCGCGCGTCGGTAGTTCCGCTAGGATGGAGGCCATCGACCGCGACGATCCGTTCGCGGCATTGGTCCGGAGGCTCGCATGAATCAGGTCGTCCCGTTCGGAGTGGATGTCGGAGGAAGGACCATCGAGGTCCGTCCTTTGACGGTGCGCGAGCGGATGCTCCTCGCGGAGCGGTTCGCGGAGTCGGAGCGGTCGAAGGCGATCGCGCTGTCGAAGTCCCTCTCCATGCCTCCGAAGGACGCGGCCGAGTTCGTCTCGGCGCGCGCGTCGGAGGCGGAGCGGATGTCCGCGTTCGTCATGTCGCTGTTCACGCTCGAGGGAGCGATGGCCGTTCTCCTCAAGGCGTGCGCCTCGCCATCCGATGCGGAGGCGATCGGATCGGCACTCGAGCCGGCGGCCGTCGGAAGGATCGCCGCCCGATGCCTGAACATCGCGGTTGCCGAGGACTCGCAGGGAAACGCCTGAGGCCGCCGGCGGGACCGTCGGCGGCATCCGAGCGTGATCCGATCGCGGAGGCGCACCTCATCGCGAGGACGGCTCCGGGCCTCGGGAACCCGCTCGACCTGACCTGCGCGGAGTTCGACCGCCATCTCGACCTCTCGATGGCCGGCGGAGAGATCGGAGGCTTCCGATGCTAGGTGGAGCCGGCGACATCGAACTACGGATAACAGCCTCGTATGCTGTCCTCGAGGAGAAGCTGAAGGAGTCGACGCGGGTCGCGACGGCGAGCGGCCGCGAGGCGGGTATCTCCTATGCGCACGAGTTCGAGTCCCAGGCGACCGGATGGCTCGACCGTGCTTCGGCTCAGATCAAGAACAAGCTCCGCGCGGCGACGAGTCCGCTCGCGCTAATCAACACGCTGTCGACCGCTCTCGAGTCGGCTGCGGAGGGAGCGGACATCGGGACGATCCTCGCGAACTCGATCAAGTCCGTTCCCGTCGCCGGCGCGATCTACGGAATAGGCGAGGCACTCGGAGCGATCATCACGGGAGCCGCGCAGAAGGCGCAGGAGACGCTCGCGGCCGAGGCCGAGACGAAGCGGCTCGAGGAGCGGACGCGCATCCTCAAGGCAAGCGCGGAGTCGGAGCGGAAGATCGTCGAGGAGACAGGCGCGGTCCGTCGGAAGATGGAGATCGAGGCGGCCCGTTCCGCCGGCGACGAGATACTCGCTCTCAGGAGGACGCAGGAGGACGAACTCGTCCGTCTGCGCGAGCAGACCGCTCGGCAGATCGAGGAGATAGAGAAGAAGGGTCGCTCGGCGGTATTCGAGGACGAGAAGAAGGCCGTCCGGGATCTCGAGGCGGAGCGTCGACGGGAGATCGAGCAGCGGTACTCGAACCAGATCGAGAGGGCGCGGATCGCGGCCGAGCGCGAGGAGCGCGACAGGGCCGAGCGAGAGGCGGCGGCCCAGAAGCGGAGGGACGCGGAGATCGCGCGCATCCGCAAGGAAGGCGAGCAGGAGATGGCCCGTCTCGAGCAGCAGCGTATGGGAGTCCTGAGCGCGGTCGGACAGACGAACACGGCGTTCGGGACATTCCGCTTCTCCGAGTACACCGATGCGGAGAAGAAGGAGATCGACCGCTCGATCCTGCAACAGATCATCGCGATCGGGAACCGCACGATCGCGCTCGTCGACGCGGTCCGTAGCGGCGGAGGAGGATTCCAATGACGGCAACGCAGCAGGTCGTCGAATCGACGGAGACGAGATCGCTCTCTGAATCGGGAGGACGGCTCTCGGGACGGCGTTCGTTCTTCGTCTGGGACGACACGGCTCCGATCACGCAGCCCATCCAGATCGACTTCGGCGTGAACGGTCTTCCCGATCGCGGCGACCTCTTCCCCGGCGAGTCGGAGATATTCGCGGCGACATTCGAGATCGAACTCGTCGCGGGATCGACGAACACATGGCGCGTCATCTGGAACTACGCGTCGAACTCGGGAGGCTCGATCCCCGACTCGACGGAGCCGTCGGTCCCGACGCAGCCGGGATTCGTCCAGTTCTCCGCCGAGGTCGGAGGAGTGTTCAAGGACGCGTGGAGATCCCCTCCGAGCATGACCTACTGGGGACCGACATACGCGGATGCCGACATACAGGGTCGGAAGATCGACTGCGCCGGCGAGCCTCTCTCGGTACTCGTCACGCAGACGACATTTCAGGTCGAGGAGACGGTCGGCAACTTCGGCATAACGAACCGCTTCTTCCGCTACCTCGCCTACATGGGCGCGAGGAACTCGGCGCAGTTCCTCGGATGTCCCGCAGGGACGCTCCTCTACCTCGGAGCCTCGATGCGACGGGTTTCGATCAGCACCTACTCGGTGTCGCACAGGATGCTCTACGATCAATGGGCGCACGCCGTGCAGCAGCCCAAGCGGAACTCGTCGCGGCAGGTCGAGGTGGAGCAGACGACATTCCCGTTCGCAGCGTGGGTGCGGTGGGTTCAGCCGTTCCCGATCACTCTCGACTTCCGCGCACTCTCGGAGAACTTCTGATGGCGAATGAGATCACGACTTCCTTCACCTTCCTCGTCGAGAAGGGATACCTCCGCGAGAGAATCCAGTACGGCTCGATCCAGTCCGACATGACCGGAAGCACGGCCATCGGCGGCATCCAGACGATCGGGACGACCGCCGAGACGATCAGCCTCGTAGATGTCACCACCCCTGGATGGTGCGTGATGCGAAACCTCGACACCGCGAACTATGTCGACATCGGCATCCTGAGCGGATCGTACATCCCGTTCCTGAAGCTGAAGGCCGGCGAGGCGGCCATGTTCCGCTTCGGAACAACGGGGACGATTCAGGCTCGGGCGAACACGGCCTCCGTGAACCTCCAGTACTACATCATCCAGGACTGAATGCCGTTCCCGCGATTCAACTCCGGAAGCGTCGGCCGACTCGACTTCTCGACGATGAACGAACTGTTCTCGAGGGTCGAGTCGCTTTCGTCGGGACAGAGGACGGGGAACTTCCGCAACGCGTTGCAGGAGCCGTTCCCCGTGAAGCTCGGGGCCGCGACCGCCGTCGGCACGCGCACGGAGTTCGAGTGGAGGGAACAGAGGTACAACGCGACCTCGAATGCCTTCGAGGATCTTCCATCCGGTCGGATGCACTCGTCTGGATTGACAGGCAGTCCGAAGGTCTGGACGAGCGATATCTCGATCGCGACGGGAGAGGTCGTCTGGTGCATCACCGCGTACGCAGGTACGGGCGAGGCCCATCTCCAGATAGTCTCGAGGTCGTCGACGAGCATCGTCGTCGCCCGGATCACAGGAGCGACGGAGTTCACCCAGTCAGGGCAGCCGAGCGGGATCTTCAAGTATCAATGGATCGAGGTCCGTCCAACGCTCACGGGCGGCATACTCTCTATGCAGTCCTTCACGGGATCGCGGACGGGATTCGCGCTCAACGGGACGGAATGGGTCTCGGACGCGGGTGGAGTGTACGGAGTCGGAATGATCCCGCAGGCCGGTCCTACCCTCACGCGGCAGAGGATCAGGAACGATGTCGTCGTGCAGTTGAGTCCGAGCGGTCATCCCGACTACTGGTTCTTCTCGTTGCCCATCGGGTACAGGGTGGTCTGTTGAGCGCGCTACCGAACACGATCAACCTCGAGCAGCGTCTCCGTTCGCGGAGGAAGCTCGCATCGAGAACCGTTCCCGCGTCCGCCGTGATCCTCTACGAGTGTCCGATCTCGCGGTCATGCGAGGTCTCCTCCGTCGTGATCGCAAGCGTGACGACTTCTACCGCGACCGTCCGCGTCCACCATGTCGCAAGCGGGGAAGGGTCGACATCCACCGCGAACGCCCTGCTCTACGATGTCTCCGTCGCGCCGGGGACGACGACGGTACTCGAGGTCGCGCTCTACATGAACTCGGGCGACAGGCTCGTCGTCCAGTCCGGTACGGCATCCGCGCTATGCGCGACCGCCTATGGGTCCGAGGCATGACGATCGAGGTCGTCGGATGCTGCTGCGGAGGCACGGGGCCATGCTGCGGACCGAACGCCATCGTCGCGATCGAATCGCTTCCGTCGATGCCGTACAAGATCCAATGCAACGGGAACTTCTACGGCCTCGACAGCGGATTGCAGGATCTCTCGAGCGGCCGCTACGAGAAGATTCCCGTCGTCGGGAACGGCTCCGAGCCGGCGGGTAGCGCGCTCGTCAACTGCGGAGCGTCGCAGGTGCAGCGGTGCTTCGGATACTCCGACACGGGAGGTCCGTTCGGGATCTCCTGCGATCCTCCGTATCCGACCTGCGGACTCGGGAACGGAGACTGGTCGGCGTTCTCGTCATGGGGAGTCGCCGTCCGCAGGACGGCCGCAGGACATCCGCTCGGACCATACGCATACGAAATAGGTTTCACCCATTCTTGGTATCCGAATGTCAGTCCGTTCACCGTGGGACAGCAGCCGCTCCTGATCTCCGTGACCGCGACCTTCTTCGCGTTCGGCTCGAACCAATGCTGCAAGGGACGGACATCGCAGCCGCTCGGATACTCGTATGTCAACGCGATCGGGCAGACGCGGGTGTCTGGACTCGCATGGAGCTTCGTGCAGCAGCCTCCGACCTATGTCGTCGCATGGCCGCCTCCGACCTCGAGCGGAGTGCCGTCGGTGTCGTTCGGAGGAACCGGCACGGGAGTCGTGACCCTTGTCTGAATGCTCCTATGCGTCCTTCGGATCATGCTCGAATCCAGAGCGGACGAGGTCGGCCGAGCCGACCGTGTTCCCTCTCTCCTGCGCGTCGTGCGCGCACTACGATGGACCTCCGCGCGGAGCAGGCGACATCATCCACTCGGTGATCGAGGCGACGGGAGTCGGATCGGTCGTGCGGAGCGTCGTCGGTGACTGCGGAGGATGCGCGGCGCGTCGCGCGGCGATGAACGCGGCCTTTCCGCTCGCGGACGCGGCGAGCCGATCAGAGTGACGAGGTGACCAATGGGCCTGACCTACACCGGAACGAACGGACTCTTCACGCGGCTCGGCACGATCATCTACATGATGGACGCCATCCGCGCGCACCAGACGAACCTGCGGACGCTGTTCGCGAACATCCAGGACGAGTACGCGTCGACCGACCGCTACATGCTCGACCAGTTGAGCGGCAAGCTCGAGGAGCGGATCGCGGAGGCCGGCTCAGTCCTCGAGGATGTCCGCGCGGCCGCCGAGAAGACGCTCGTCGAGATGTGCTTCGCGGAGGCGCAGGTCTCGACGACGAACGCCATGCGGTCGAAGACCGTGGTCGACGCGCTCGTCTGGCTCATCCGGCAGATGGATGCCGACACGAAGACGATCGACGGAACGACGATCGGGAAGTCGTCCCTGACGCTCGGAGCGTCGAACAACGGGAACGGGACATTCACCTATCTGTTCGATGCGCCGAACATCCTGCTCGGATCGACGGCCGACTGGCCGAACATCCGCACCGAACTCATGGAGGTCCGCTGCATCCAGGACGCGCAGGACGGTGCGGTGAACTCGGGCAGCGAGATATTCGAGATCCGTGGGCAGCCTTCGTATCCTCCGCTCGACTACCGCTTTCCCGCCGGCAGCGGCACGACGATGCGCATGACGAGCCTCTGCGCGAATGTGGATCAGGGAGGCCGCTTCCAGAACATCCTCCGCAACTCCGATCTCGAGGACTGGACGAGCAACATCCCCGACGGATTCACGGTCTCGAGCGGGACGGCGGGAACCGACTTCATCTCGACTACGACGGCGTTCCGTGGGACGAACGGACTCCGCGCGCCGGCGACATCGACCCTATGGAAGATCCGGCAGCAACTCGGATCGCAGTCGGGGACGCTCGCGAGGCTGACTCCCGACAGGCCGTATGTGATCGCGTTCGCCGCGAAGAAGGACGCGGGAGCGACCGGGACGATCCGCGTATCCGTGCAGGACGGCTCGAGCAACATCATCTCCTCGGGTGCGTTCGCGATCTCGCAGTCGGTGGCGACCCTGACGACATCGTGGGTGATCTACACCCTGACGATCCGCGCTCCACGCGTGATCCCGACGGACACATATCTCGTCGTCGAGGCGACGACGGGAGTCGCGACGGCTGCGGCCTACATCGACGAGGTGATCCTCGCGGAGATGCCGGTGATCGCTCCCGGAGGACAGGCTCTCGCGATCATCTCAGGTTCGTCGAACTGGTTCGCCGACGACTACGCGAACTACTCGTTTACGAACAACTCCGAGGGAGCGGTCGCGATCGGATTCGACCGTCTATTCGACATGTACGCGAAGGGACTCAGCCTTCCCGCGAACTACGCGGGAGGCGAGAACATCCCCGATACGGTCATCGCATGAGGCGGAGCGCGATCGCGGTCCGCGCCTGACCGATCAGTCCCCGGACGAGATCGTCCTCCGCGAGATCGAGCGCAAGCGTATAGAGGTCGTGCGATCTCCATGACACCTCCCAGACGGATAGGCAAGCGGTGCATTCGCGGCCCGAGCATCCGGCGGGAAGGCGCGATCCGTGCAGACGGCGAGCGCGCTCGAGTGTGAGGATCACCTCGCGCATGACCCGCGCGGAGCGGAGCTTCTCGGGCGGATCGTCCGGTCCCGAGGAAAATTGGAGGACGGGGTCCATCTCCTCCGATATACTAGCCTCACGCGGGAATGATCCCGCAGAAGGAGACATACCGATATGCCGATGGATCTGGACCTCACGCCTCTGGCCATGATCGCGTTCCTCGCGGTCGTGGAGATCACGCACCGCATCCGAGAGAGGAGGGGAGCATGAGTACCGACCTTGCACGCGCGGGTACGGCCGCGCTCGAGTCATACATCGCCGCCGGCGACATCGGTCGCCTCAATCCCGAGCAGAGGATCGCGCTCTACCGTGGAGTCTGCGACTCCCTCGGCTTGAATCCCCTGACTCAGCCGTTCCAGTACCTCGTCCTCAACGGGAAGACAGTCCTCTACGCCACGAAGTCCTGCACGGAGCAACTCCGGCAGATTCACGGGGTGAGCGTGATGGATCTCTCGATCGAGACGAGAGGGGACATCCTCTGCATGACGGCGACCGTCCGCTCGAAGGACGGCCGCGAGGACCGCGCGACGGGAGCGGTGAACCTGAAGGGTTTGGCAGGAGACGCGCTCGCGAATGCATGGATGAAGTGCGAGACGAAGGCGAAAAGGCGCGCGACGCTCTCGATCTGCGGACTGGCCGTCCTCGACGAGAGCGAGGTCGACTCGATCCAGGGAGCGGTGCGCGAGGAGGCTCGGATCTCCTCGGCTCCCGAGAGCGCGCCGGCAGCCGCTCTACCCGAGAGGGAGCATCGGCGGATCGACGCTCCGCTCCCGAGCGAGGTCGAGATCGGCGACGGATGCACGATCTCGCCCGTCACGAACAAGGCCGGGAAAAAGATCTGGAAGCTCGAGACTCCATCCGGAGTCCTCGCGGTGATCGACCAGACGCTCGCGGCAGGGATCGAGGCGAGCATCGCGCTCGGCGCGCCGATCGTCGCGACGGTCGAGGAGCGCGGAGGGAAGCGAGTCGTCTCGAGGATCGAGGAGGCCGTCGATGCGTGAGATTGAGCCAGGAATCTCGGCCATCCGATCGCAACTCGGAGTCGTCGCGGAAGATCCTCGGATCTTCAAGGCGTACTCCGAGGATGAGGCGATCAGGGCGGCGAGGACGATCGCGGAGGACGATCTGCTCGACCGCCGCGTGAGGAGGCTCGTCGCGGTCGGAATCCCGTTCGACCTGCGGCCGGCGCACCTCATGCCGAGGGTGGAGCGGTTTGCCGCGAGGATCAAGCGGTCGCCCGAGCGCGTCCGCTCCGATCTCATCCTCTGGGAGTCGCTCGATCCCGTGACGAGGTTCGATCTCGTCCACCGAGCGGTGCGGATGATCCTCGCATGGAGGGCGGCGGCGACCTACTGAGACAGCCATCGCATCGCGGAGCCGTCGGTTTCGGCCGGCGGCTCCGTTCTTTTTTCGGAATCCGAACATTTTTCCGCTTTACGGATCGCGTCTCCCCCCCTAGAACCCCCCCATCTCCCCGATCGAACTGATCCAGGTCTCGGGATCTCACCTCCGACTCTCTATCTCTCCTCCTCTCTCGGAGTCCTCCCTCGGGTTCCGATCCGGTAGTTGAGCGTCAATTGCACGACGCGCGCGAGGCGCGTCCGCCGCGCGAGCCGATGATCCGCGCATGGCGAAGGCGCATCCGCATCAATGGAGGTTCCCCGTACTCGCGGTCGAGCGCGTCATCGACGGCGACACGGTCGACCTCGTTCTCGATCTCGGATTCGCGCTGCGGATGAAGCAGAGGATGAGGCTGCTCGGGATCGACACGCCGGAGATCGCCTCGAAGGATGTCGGTGACCGCGAGCGCGCCAGGGCGGCGCGCGAGTTCGCGGCCGCGTGGTGCGCGCGTCAGGAGGCGATCGTCGCGGAGACGACGAAGGATGAGAAGTACGGGCGGATTCTCGGGGATCTCGTCGGGGACTCGACGCGGCTCACGGAGGAACTTCTCTCCGCGCGGCTCGCGAAGCGGTATACTCCCTGAGCCGCATGACGCGGCACAAGGAGACTACCAATGACGAGAGCAGAACTGACGAACTGGGTGCAGAGGGCGCGCGCGTTGTTCCGAGGTGACTGGGACGAGACGACCTTCGCGGTCGCGTTGCCGCGCATCGCGGCGGCGGAGTACGAGGACGCGGTCGCCGCGCTCGACGACTACGCGGCGGTCTGGGGAGGCGATCGCTCGAGGTTCATCGCGTCTCGGTTCTGGGAGTCACTTGAGAAGCACCGCGCTCGCCGGCGGGAGTCGAGCGCGGAGGCGAGCGCGGAGCGTCGCCTCGCGTGGGGAGTCGAGGCTACGGCCGAGGCCCGTCGAGTCGCCGCCGAGTGGAAGGCGATCGCGGAGCGCGTCGCGGACGCGCCGGCATCCGAGCGCGCTCGCGCGCTCGCGATCCTCGCGGGGTTCGGTTGGGGATCTCCTCCGGCCGATCCCTCGAGGTGGGGTCGGTCTTGGACGCTCGCGGTCGACGACCTGATCCGAGGAACCGCGTGTCCCGCTCGCGACGAGTCCGGAGGATGGGGAGCCGTCGTCGGTCCCGTCGAGTTCTGGGCGCGCGCTCCTCGGCCGTCGGAGATCGCCGCTAGCGGCCTCGGCTGACGGACGGCTCGGAGGCCGCTCCAGTCGGAGGAACGCCTTGGGGCGAATCCCTGCCGTGTTTCCGTTGATCCTCGCCGCGAGTCCGATCGTGGTTCGGAATCCGTTCGGATTGAATACGGTCCGAATATACATACAATCCAGAATATTCTGAGAATTGCCGCGATTCATCTTGACGAGCGGTCGATCGGGAGTAGTATCCCGACATCGAACGCGGCAGGAGCCGCAGAAGGAGACAGCGATGGACAACCCGACGAACGACAACACGAACGACACCCCGATGATGCGCGCCATCCGCGCGCACGATGCCGCTTGCGACGCGGCCCAGGCTCGCAGGGCGCGCGAGGAGCGCGAATACCGGCAGATGTCGGGGTGGGGGAACTCCCTCACGGCCGGCCAATACCGCGAGTTGAACCGCTATATCGACCGCGTGATGCTCGACTCCCGCGAGATGGAGGCCGTGCAGCAGACTCGGATCGCGCTCTACGCGATCTCTGCGACGGATACGAAGTGAGGAACACCCCGTCCTCGCGGGAGGAATCCCTCGAGGACGATTCAATCGAACAGCGGCAGGAGCCGCAGAGAGCGAGACAGCGATGCGGAATCACAACGATGGACGACTTGAGACGGCAGCGGCAGACTTCGAGGAGGTCGAGCGGCAGGAGAGCAACGGCGAGGTAGCAATAGAGTTCTGGGATGGCGGAGTCATCCAGATGTCGGTCGGCATCGAGTGGCTGAACCGGCAACTCCGCCGAGACGACATCTCGATGGATCAGACTCCGCTGTCGGAGGCGCAACTCAGGAGAGCGAGGGAACTGCTCCTCGGCCGCATCTGCTACATGATCGACGACAACATCGCGCGGATGGCATCGTCTGCTCTCGCGGAGGTGCGATGATGAATCCGCTGTACCTCCGCGCAGTCGCGCACATCGTCCGGCTTGGATTCACGCAGCCCGAGGCCGAGGCCATCGCGAGCATGGATCTCGACTCGGAGTGCGAGTACGAATCGCACTGGGAGTACATCCTCGACTGCGATGCGAGCGACATCACCTTCTGGATCGGCATTTATCCGACAGGGGGCGCGTCATGATAGATCCCATCTACGCACGATGGTCAGATGGCGTCTACACGATGATCGTAGACGGAGTCACCTACGCATCCTCCGACGGTATGTCGTGGATCAGAACGGACACCGGCGATGATGATGCACCAGAGGGGTATGTTCGTCTCGTCGGCGGACCAATGAATGATAGGGAGGTAGCATGAGGCTCGCCACACTCGGTATGCTCGCCACCGAGTACGCGCACCGCTACGGATGCACGCACGAGGAGGCCGTCACCGAGATCGCCGCTACGCACCGGCTCGCGGAGATCCCGGAGATGCCCGTCCTGGTATTCGATGACGGAGGAGTCCTCGCGCTCGGGGACCATTCCGATCCCGCGCGGCACGCGCGGCACGCGGAACTCCTCGACCTCGGGAGATCGTTCAAGTCGCACTACGCTCGGCTCCTCGCGAGGAGCCGGGACAGGAGGGAGGCCACCGATGCCGACGCTCTATGAGATCAGTTCCGACCTCGCCGCGCTCGCGGAGATCCTCCGCGAGTCGGCCGGCGAGATCACTCCCGAGGCCGAGGCCGCGTTCTCCGCGCTCGAGGCGGAGATGATCTCCCAGACCGAGACGAAGGTCGACTCCTACTGCGCATTGATCGCGGAGCTTCAGGCTACCGCCGACGCGCGCAAGGCAGAGGCCGCTCGCCTCTCCGCGCTCGCGCGGACCGACGAGAGGGCGGTCGAGTCCCTCCGATCCCGCCTCCTCTGGTTCATCGAGACGAACCGCCTCGGGAAGATCAGGACGAGACGGTTCTCCGTCGCGGTCGTCGGCAACGGTGGACGCGCTCCGCTCGTCGTCGATCCGCTCGCGGATCTCCCCGACTGGGCGGCCGTCGTCGACCGCCGGCCGAACTCGGACGCAATCCGAGAACGGCTCGAGGCGGGAGAGACGCTCCCGTTCGCCTCGCTCGGGGAGCGCGGCAGGAGGCTGTCGATCCGATGATCCGCCGACCCTATCTCTCCTCCCGCGTCGTCTCGGGACTCCAGTCGATCGCGGCACGGAACTCCGCGACCGATCCGGACGAGGCGACCGCTCTCCTCTGGATCTCCCGCCTCGCGGCGTGGAGGCTGCTACCATCGGAGCCGACGCGCAGGATGCGCGCGTCTGTCTCCCCGGCCGGCGAGGGACTCGATCCCTCGCCGGCTGAAACGGACGACGACGAAGGAGGCTCGATTGACGACTGAACAGGGACGCGTGATCCGCGCGATGCGCGAGGGTGACGAGGTTCGACTCATATCCGACGAAGGAGCGGAGATCGGATCGGTCCGACTGATCCAGTCCCCGAACAACACCCGTGTTCGCGTCGCGTTCAAGTTCGACCGCGACATCCGCATCGACGCTCGCGCGAGGGAGGCCAACGATGCGTGACACGCGCACGACGAGGCTCCCTCCGGCTCCTCTCCCTCTCTGGATCGCCGCGCGCAACACAGACCCAGAGACGAGCAGGGCTGCGGCGGCGAGCATCGACCGTCGCGGACTCTGCGCGATCCTCGAGCGCGCCTACCGCGAGGCAGGAGCTTCAGGACTGACCGACGCGGAGGCGGCGGAGCGGGTCGGGATCGACGGAGCATGGAAGCGATGCAGCGACCTCCGACGGCTCGGCATCATCGTCCCGACGGGCGCGACGCGCACGGCTCCGAGCGGGAGGCAACAGCAGGTGTGCAGGATCAATTATGCGGCATGAGCCGCGAGGAGACAGCAATGCAGGATGAAGACAGCGAGATCAGGGCGCGCCTCGAGCGCGACAGAGCGTACTGGATCGACGCAAGTATTCTCCACGACCTTGAAAAGGGGAAGGCGTGCGACTACGGGCAGCGGATGGCGGCGAAGATGCTTCGCTCGCGTGGGGACTGGATCGTCCACGCCGAGAGCGAGATTGCACGGCTGCGGAAGGAACTCGACGAGGCGCGTCGGGAGATCTGTTTCCTTCGCGCGTCGTCGACGAACGCGACGGAGATCGAGGAGCCGGAGGAAGTCGACGCGAGCGACCTCGAAGCGATGATCGCCGCCGCTCGAACGCAGGGACGGGACTCTATCAGGATCTCCGCTCGCGACCTCTGGCGGATGGCATCCGACAAGCGCGTAAGGGAGGAGGAATGAACCGCAGGATCTCAAAGGCGATCGAGAATCCGGTCGTTCTCTCGACGAAGACGCGGGGAGAAATTGCGATCCTCGCGTCCTCCGCCTCGAAGATCGTCTCCGCGATCTGCTATTCGGAGGAGGCTCGACGGATGCACGGACCGACCGCCGTCAGGATCGCGAAGGGTCGAGGATCGCTCCGCAGTCTCGCGAAACGCTGCGGACTATCTGCGACTTATCTCTCTCTCATCCAGAAGAGGAAGGCGATTATCTCTCCGGGAGCGTTCGTGCTTTTGGTCCAGATATGCGCGGAGGACACCGATGCAAAATGACATCGTGGCGCGGCTGCGCAACAAACACGCCGACGATCTGCTTGCGTGGGAAGTCGCAGACGAGATCGAACGGCTGCGGTCAGCTCTCCTCGAGCTTCGCGAGGCCGCCGACGCGGTGTCGTGGACCGAGACTCTCACCGTCGCGGCTTTCGAGCGCGTCAGGATCGCGGAGACGGTCGCGGACGAGATCCTCGGGAGGAAGGCCGGTCGCGTGCCGATGGAGGATGAATGCGGCGGGTGACCGACTTCCTCGCGGAGTTCCTCCATCGGTTCGTCCTCTACACTCTCTGGACGGCCCTGACCGTCGCCGCCGTACTGTTCTGGCTCCTCGCCGGCAGGGCGATCGCGGCCATCCTCTGACCATTCTCCCCCAGTTGCGGCGGCCCGGACCTCGAGTCTGGGCCGCTGTTCTTTCCGCCCTAATCAAAAAGACGGAGCGAGCCGATCAAACGCGCATGAACTCACGCGAGAAGGGCAAGCGTGTCGAGCGAGAGGCGGCGAAGGCCGTCGAACTCGCCCTATCGGTATCCGCACGGCGTTCGGTCCAGTACTCGGGAGAGAACGGAGACGCGGACATCTCCACGACGCTCGAGGGCGTCCACTTCGAGGTCAAGGGAAGGAAGTCGGTCGGCGCGCTCCGATGGTACGAACAGGCCGAGGAGGACTCCGCGAAGACCGGGTCGATCCCCGTCGTCCTGATCCGCGAGGACGGCGACACCGACTTCTTCGTGCTTCTCCGCCTCGCGGACCTCCGCACCGTCGCCGGCAAGATCGCCGTGATCGGGGAGCGTCCGTGAGCGTCGAGGATGTACTGAAGGTCGTTTCGGTCGTCCTGATCCCGTCCATCGCGGCCGTCGTCTGGCTGCTCCGCGAGGTCTACGGACTACGATCCGACCTCCGCTCGCTCGCGCAGGACCAGAAGAACCAATGCAGCCGAATCCACGATCTCGAGCGGAGCGTCGAGAAGCTCGCCTCGAGCGTGCAGGATCTCACCCTGATCCTCGCCCGTCGCGGACTCGACTCGAAGGACGGTACGCATCATGGCTGACTCCTACAACCCGATCATCACCCAGGGCGAGACATGGTCGCTCTCCCTCACCGTGACGGGCGTGAACCTCTCCGGATACTCCGCGAGGTCGAAGGGGAAGTCCTCCCACGCATCGACGACGAACCTCTGGAGCAAGTCGACGACCGCCGGCGGAATGACGATCACGGCCGGCACGAACTCGGTCGTCACCCTGACGCTCTCGGCGGCCGAGACGGCCGCGCTCTCGGCGTGGTCCGCCGGCGTGTTCGACATCGAGTACGAGTCGGCCGGCGGAGTGGTCACGAACATCCTCAAGGGATACTTCATCGTTCAAGGGGAGGTGACGAGTGCCTGATGTGACCGTGACTCCGTCGACGACATCCGTCACCGTCGCGGGAGCGACTCAGGTTCTAGTGCCGTCGCAGCCATACGAGTCGTCGACGATGTTCTCCGACATGGTCGGCAACGCGTATCCGTTCAACACGGTCGTCGGTACAGTAGCGAATACGAGCGGTGGCCTCATATCGTTCACAGGTGCGGCTACAGGTAGTTGGGGGATATGCACGATGGCAGTCGGAACATACGGAGGCCAGGCAAGGGCCGGCATTCACGCGGCTCCGACATCATCCGGGCAAGTGACTAGATTCAATAATTGGGGATTGGGGAACTTCGATATCTCGACCCGCTGCGTCATCACGCAAGGTGCGACGACCCTGCGGACCTTCTTCGGATACGGAGTCACCCACGGACCAGACGACACCTCCGTCGGACAGCGTTTCATGCTTGCGGACGGAGCGGGATTCGTCGCATACGGCAACAGCGGATTCTGGGAGCTTCAGATCAACTACACGACCCTCGATGAGGATACTGGAGAGCGAATCCTCCACGAAAGCACCGTTGTCTCGACAGCGTCTCCGAATGACTGGCACAACCTTCGTCTCGTCGTGACGGATGGCCCGACTTCCGTGCGTTGGTACATCGACGAGGTACTTGTGAGGGAGATGACATCGAACTTTCCTCCGATAGTGTCGTCGGTCACCCCAGGAATCGAGATCCGAGACAAGGCAGCGGGAGGGACCGGAACACTTGGAATCTGCTCTGTCGACTGGATGAAGGTCACCTACACCGGCGACCGCCTCCCGTGACGCGCTCTCGCGCGGAGCTTCTGGCGATCCGATATGAGGAGCATGGCGAACTGGTTCTTCACGAAGACCGTCAATGCAGCGAGCGGGACGAATGCGACGACATTCATCCAGTTGAACTCCTCGATCACGCAGCAGGTGCGCGTGCAGTTCTACCCCACGGCCAATGTCACGATGGTCAAGGCCGCGAGCGCGGGAGAAGCGGCAACGGAGAATAGCGGCGACTACCGATACCTGGCGGCCTCCGGTGCGACCCAGTCGATCGTCTGCAACCCATCGACGACATGGATCAGGAACGATTCGATCACCACGACTTCGTCCCTCTACTGCATCGCGTGGACGCTCGAGAACCAGGATCTCGCATAAGGAGCGAATCATGGAAACGAAGCCCGGATACAAGACAACCGAGTTCTGGCTTTCCGTCGCGGCGAGCCTCGTCGGATTCGCCTTCGCGGCGAACATCTTCCCGAGCGAGTCAGCCGGCGAGAAGTTCCTCGGCCTTGCCGCGATGGTCCTCTCGAGTCTCGGATACTCCGTCTCGCGGTCCATCGTGAAGAAGTGACGATGGATGTCGACCGCTGGCACACGGCCTCCGAGCAGCATTGGAGGCTCGTCATCGAGTGCGAGGACCGCATCGAGAGGATGAGGCTCCTCGCGTCGAGTCCGCTCTACTCGCTCTGGACCGAGGTCAGGCGCGAACTCGAGGAGGCCGCAGCGGAGATCGAGGCACTCCGCGCGAAGGTGCGCAGCCTCGAGGAAGGCAAGCGATGAGATGCTCGAGAGGATCGTCGCGCAGGTCGCCGTCGCCATGCTCGCATGGCTCGACAAGCGGATCGAGAGGCAGTCGACGGCGGTGGATGCGGACATTGATCCCGCTCGCCTTCGCCGTGCCGGCGATCGCATATCAGAGTGGCTGCGGAGGAACGAGGACCGTCTTCGTCCCGGAGGAGAGTCCGATGCGGACCGGCCCTGACTCGATCATCCGCGTCTATCACCGCGTCAACGGCGAATGGACGCTCTCGTCGAACCGAATCCGCATCCCCGAGGGATGGTATCTCGTCCCTCCGTCGTTCGTGAAGGAAGCGGATGCCGCTCGGTAGAATCGGCAACGATCGCGGAATCCTCACGCCGAGGAGGCTCGTCGTCCGCTCGAGCGAGATGGATCAGGCCGCGCAGTTCACGACGACCGTGAGCGGAGGGACCGTCGCGTTCACGACGGCCTCGCTCGCAGCCGTGAACCGCTACGGGATCGCGGAACTCGCGACGGGCATCACGACGACAGGACGCGCGGCCGTCAACTCTCCCGCCATGGACCAGTTGACGGCGGGAAGCGGACTCATACGGTTCACGGCGATACTCAAGACTCCGAGCGCGCTCTCCGACGCGACAAACCGGTACTCGATCTCGACAGGACTCGGCAATTCCGCGACCGTGCTGAATCCTGGAGTCTCACTCATCGTCCGCTACCGCGACAACATCAACAGCGGGAAGTGGCAGATCTTCACTAACGCGGCATCCGGAGCTTCGGCCATCGACACGGGGATCACGGTCGCGGTGGACACATGGTATCGGATCGAGATGGAGGTCGCGAAGGACTCGTCGAACTGCCTCGTCTGGATCAACTCCGCGCAGGTCGGAGCGTTCTCGTCGTCGGGCGGAATCCCGACTGGGACGACCGAGGCCGTCGGAGCAGTCTGTCTCCTTCTGAAGTCCGCGGGGACGACATCGAGGACGATGTACCTCGACTACATGGACATCGTGCAGGAGATCGAGCGATGAGATGGGCCGTACTCGACGGAGCCTCGGTCGTCGTCTCGATCGTCGACTCGCCGGCGAAGCCGGAATCGTCCGTCATGCTCTCCGACGGGGACGGAGCGGCCGTCGGCAAGGTCTGGACCGGGTGCGACTTCATCGCGCCGAGATGGACGACCTACGAGTTCCTGAACCGATTCACGGTCGCGGAACTCGACGCGTGCCTGGCGGCATCGCTCTCCGACACGATCACCAGACGATTCCTCGCGTATTGCGAGGCGGCCCATGAGGTCGTGTCCGACGATCCCGCAACCGTCTCAGGCATGGACTACCTCGTCTCCTCTGGTCTGCTAGCATCCTCGAGGCGCGACGAGATCCTCGCCGCGTAGGAGGACCGACATGGACAATCAGATCAGGCCAGAGCGATTTTTCGGTCAGGCCGCGCAGGACTTGTTTGTTGCCTCAATGTCGAGCAATGACTTTGGATGTTTCGTTGACCTCGGAGCGGGAGATCCGGAGGTTCATTCCAACACCGTCCTACTCGAGCGTGTCTTCGGATGGCGCGGAGTGCTTGCCGACATCGCGACCCGCGATCTCCTTGTCCGCGATCGCTCGAGCCAGAACGCCATCTTCGGTGATGCGTTCGACGATGATGTCGACGCGGCCATCGTCAAGCTCGCGGGAGATCGTGGTTGGATTGATTATCTTTCGCTCGATCTCGAACCTCCAGACCTAACTCTTCGGAGGCTCTGCTCTCTTCCTCTTGATCGCGTCAGGTTCGGCATCGTTACTTGCGAGCATGATCTCTATCGCGATCCGACTGGATCAATCAAGGCGGCAATGGCCGGCATTCTCGTTCATCACGGATATCGACTCGTCGCAGACAATGTGTCGATGATCGCCGGATCTAAAGATGAATGCGGTCTCGTTCATGTCGAGGACTGGTGGGTTCACCAGTCGATCCACGACTGCCGGGAAGCGTCCCGAGTTGCCGACGAACTGCGATTCGAGATCATGCGGAGACAGCGCGAGGCCATCATCAAGACGAGGGCGGGATGATGAAGACCGAGCGCGTACCGATTGACTCCGTATCGCTCGATCCCGCGAATGTCCGCCGGCACGGCGAGCGGAACCTCGCGACGATCAAGGCGAGCCTATCGCGCTTCGGCCAGCAGAAGCCGATCGTCGTCGACGGAGACGGAATCGTCCGGGCCGGCAACGGAACATGGACGGCGGCGAAGGCGCTCGGATGGAAGGAGATCATGGTCGTCCGAACGCCGCTGAAGGGAGCGGAGGCGACCGCCTACGCGATCGCGGACAACCGGACAGCGGAGCTCGCCGAGTGGGACGACGACGCGCTCGCGCAGACGCTCGCCGCGCTCCAGATCGAGGACGAGAAGCTCGCGCTCGACACGGGCTTCGACGCGAAGGATATCGACGCGCTCACCTCTCCACCGAACTTCGGTCCTGCAAGCATTGAGGAACAAGGCCGACTCGATCAGAAGAAGCCGATGCAATGCCCAGAATGCGGACATGAGTTCACGACCTGAACTTCGTCTCGACTGGTGCTCGCATGATGCCGCGAAGTACGCGGTCGAGAAGTGGCACTACAGCAGATGTCTCCCATCAGGCAAGATCGTGAAAATAGGAGTGTGGGAGGATAGTTCATTCATCGGTGTGATCTTGTTTTCCAAAGGTGCAGCACCGCAATCGCATTGCCCATATGGATTGAAAAACACCGAGATATGCGAGCTGACTCGCGTTAGTCTGGCTCGACATCGGACGACAGTATCGAAGATCGTCTCGATCGCGATTCGCATGCTATTGAAGCAGTCGCCTGGGCTTCGTTTGATCGTCTCGTATGCTGATCCGGAACAAGGTCATCACGGAGGAATCTATGCCGCAGGGAACTGGACCTATGTCGGGCCAACATCTGCGTGCGAACACTTCGTCTATGTTTCAACTGGAGAACGAGTACATAGCAAGACACTAAAAACCGGGCGAAGGGGACTTGCAACAAAACTGAAGTCCCAAGGCCTCATCCGATCTATAAAGGTATGGAAACACAAGTTCATCATGCCGCTAGATCAGGAAATGCGCGCTAGAATCGCGCCTCTTGCGAAGGCATATCCAAAGCGCGCCGGAAGTGCTGCTAGCGGCACGACCGACTTCCAGTCGGTAAGGGGCGGTGCAACTCCGACCCCGGCGCTTCCCCACAACGAACGGAGATCCGATGGGTAGGCCGAAGGCCGACATCAAGCCGGAGCAGGTCGCCGCGCTCGCTCGCATCGGATGCACTCAGGAGGAGATCGCCGCCGTCCTTAAATGCACTCCGCGTACCCTGCGGAACCGCTTCAAGGAGGAGATCCGAAGCGGCATGGACGAGATGCGCGCGAGCATCCGCCGATGGCAGTACATGAAGGCAAAGGACGGCAATGTCGCCATGCTCATCTGGCTCGGCAAGCAGTACCTCGGACAGAAGGACAGGACCGAGGAGACGCACAAGGCCGAGGTCATCGAGATCGAGCGCAT